GAAGGCATAAAGAGCGCATTTGCAGATGTCAAGCAGTTTTTTACTGATATGTTTGACTTCAGCAACATTCATATCAAATTGCCTCATATCACCGTGACGAGCTGGAAGAGTCTCGGCCCGATCAATGTTCCGTGGGGCTGGAACGTCTCATGGTATCGCAAAGCATACGACAACCCTGTCATGTTTACACAGCCTACGGTTCTGCAAACCCCGGCAGGCCCAAAGGGCTTCGGAGATGGCCCTGGTGGGGAGGTCGTGCTGAGCATGGCTAAACTCAAAGAGCTGGTCGGCAGCGGAGCTGGAGAACAGACTTTCAATTTTACCATCAACGCCCAGCCTGGCCAGTCCGCCGAGGACATCGCCGCGGCGGTCAAGCGCGTGTTTGTGCGCGAGATGGAGCAAAGGAGCGCGGCCTATGCGTAACTACATCATCATGGACGGCGTGGACAGCCGCGACTTCGGAGTATATATCAATGGAGATGGCACCTTCGGCGCACCGGCGCGGGAGGTGTCCACCCTCCAGATCCCGGGCCGCAACGGCGACGCGATCGTCAAGGCGGACCGCCTGCAAAACTATGACCTGACCTATTCGGCGTTCATCTATCGCAATCTTGATATCAACATCGGCGCACTGCGAGCGTTCCTTCTGTCACATACCTCCTATTTCCGTCTGGAGGATACCTATCATCCGAACGAATACCGTATGGCCTTCTACCGCGGACCATTCACACCGACGGTCACGCAGCGGCTCAATGCTGCGAAGTTCAACCTGACATTCAATGTAAAACCACAGCGTTATTTGAAATCCGGGGACGAACCGCAGGAGTTGACATCTGGCACAGTTACAGTTACCAACCCCACGCGGTTTAATGCCAGACCGATCTTTCGAATCTACGGTAACGGTGGCATTATTATAAACAACGATTATTCACACAACATATCCATCATCAACAACGAAAGCAACTGGCTCGATCTGGATTGCGACTTGATGGAAGCGTATAAGGACACAACGAGCAGAAACATGTCGATCAGTCATACCAGCTATAACAGTATTCTGGATAGCTGTGTGTTGAAGCCCGGAGAGAACAGCATCAGCATCTTGAACTTAGATCGTGTTATCCTAACGCCGAGGTGGTGGACACTATGATTCCGATTTTGTACGAGGGAACGGAGACGGAATTTCGGACCGACGGTCTCGGACGTTTACCAGATTGTGGTATGTGCCATGTGACAGAGGAGCGTAACGGCATTTACGAGTGCCAGTTCACCTATCCTGTCAATGGCCACAACTTCAGTCTGATTCAGGAGGGCAGGATCATCCTTTGTACACACGATGAGACAAAGAGTCCGGAACCTTTCGACATCTACGCCAGGTCAGAGCCCATCGAAGGCGTGGTGACCTTTTACGCCCACCATGTCAGCTATCGGCTGGGGCGCGTGATACTCAGACCAGTGACGGCTGGTTCGTGTGCCGCCGCATTAACAGAGATCAAACGCAACACCTATAATACCTGCCCTTTTACGTTTTGGACAGACAAAACTACCTCTGGGACGTTTAAAACCAAAATACCGATGCCGGTCAAAGAGGCGCTGGGCGGCAGCTCCGGCAGCATCCTTGACGTGTACGGCAAAGCTGAGTATATGTGGTATCGGTTCGCTGTGCGTTTGTACCAGGACAGAGGCACCGATACCGGCGTAACCATTCGATATGGTGTCAACCTCACCGGTTATAACCGTGAACTGAATTATAGCAGTGCGTATAATGCCTGTGTGCCATTCTGGGCAGATAGTGAAGGCAGCGTAGTTGTCACTCCGGGTGTGGTATATGCCCAGGGCTATGATTCCACCAACGCGGAGCCGGTGACCATGGACCTGTCCTCCGAGTTTGAGGAGGCTCCAACAGAGCAGGAACTCGCCGACATGGCCGCGTCTCGCATGGCTTCCAATCGGTCGTGGCTCCCGTCGGACAACATCATGGTCAGCTTTGTCCCGCTGTGGCAAACAGAGGAATACGCAGACGTTGCACCACTCCAGCGAGTGCGATTGTGCGATAGGGTTAACGTGGAGTACGGCCCGTCGGGCGTGCTGATTGAGGGTGTGCAAGTTATCAAGGTTGTTTACGACGTACTGCTGGATCGCTACGACAGCATGGAACTGGGCACCGCCCGTGCGTCGTTTGAGCAGATGATTAAGGCGGATATTACCGGAGGTATTCTCCAAGATTTCCCGAGCAAGTCCTATTTGCAGCAAGCTCTTGATTACGCTACCGACCTGATCCGCGGTGGCCTGGGCGGCCATGTCATCATCGGCACGGATACGGATGGACATCCTGATGAAATCCTCATCATGGATACCGCCGACAAGGCCACCGCCGTGAATGTATGGCGCTGGAATCTAAACGGACTTGCGCATTCTCACAACGGATATAATGGTCCGTTTAATGATGTGGCGATCACCATGGACGGCCAGATCAGTGCCAACGCCATCACCACAGGTTCGCTGGACGCTACCATAATCAAGACAGGAATCCTGACCGACCATGCTGGAAACAACTATTGGGATTTGGATTCAGGAGAGTTCCGGCTGTCCTCCACTGTCACATTCGGAGGTAAGACAATCGGTGAGTTCGCCGAGGACGCTGTGGACGATCTCAGCCAACAGCAGATATTCAATATTTTGACTAACAACGGTCAGACACAGGGAATCTATCTGCAAAACGGCAAGCTGTACATAAACGGAGATTATTTGCAGTCCGGGACGATCTCCGCGAATCGTATAAATGGCGGTACGCTTACGCTGGGCGGTGCAAACAATGCCAATGGCGTGTTACGGGTACTGGACGCCAACGGGAATCAAGTTGGATTGTGGAACAATAGCGGAGCCACAATCCAAGGCAAGTTTACCAGCACAGGACTGTCAGGTGTTAATGGTATTGTTATAGACAATGGCGTTATAAAAAGCGAAGCCTATGGACAGGTGCAAATACGGATTCAAAACGGCTTTGCCAATCAAGAACAGCTCGTGGTGAAGACGGGGGAGATTTTTCTTGAAAGTGACCCAACAATCATGATTGAGAGATCAGGGAATCAATATGATACGGGGCAAACATTCAACCTAAACGTCATGGAACAATATGGTTTCATTACATTTCTTCGGTTCAAAAACGGCCTATTGGTTGAAGCAAAACAGCTGAATTAGTGGAGGTAACACAATGGCACTCAAGAGGAACGAGAACAAACTGAAATTCGGTTTGAAACGCGTGGCCTTTGCTTTGGCCACTATCGCTGAGGATGGAAGCGCCACTTACGGGGACGTTGTATCCTTTCCGGGCGCGCGCACTTTGTCTATGGAGCCCCAGGGCGCTGGTGAACCGTGGAATGCGGACGATGGCGTGTATTACTCCAATACAGCACCTACCAGCAGGCAGGGAGATCTTGAAATGGCAAGGTTTATTGACGCATTCAAGCGTATGGTGTTGGGATATATCGCCGATGCCAACGGTGTATTGGTGGAAGATATGAGCCCGGAAGAAGTGCACTTTGCCTTGTTGTTTGAGACGATGAATGATACGCGCCCCCGGCGCTATGTGTTGTACAACTGTACAGCCACTGCGCCAGCTGTCGGTAGTGCCACCAACGAAGGGAACAAAGAACCGCAGACCGAGACCTCCACGATCACGTCCATGGGCATTTATGTGGAGTCTCATGGGAAATGGTTTGACCATGGTGAGACTACGCCCAGCACGGATCCCGAGGCCTATGCGAACTGGTTCAGCACGGTACAGCTTCCCGGCCCGCCGCCTGACCCATACCCCGTCAAGACGGTTACCGGCTCGCCCGTCATCATCACAGACGCCGCCGAAGACATGGCGGTGGATGCAATGCTCGTGGGTATCAATCTTGTGCAGAGTGGCAGCGGCGATTCGGCTCCGGACAATGAGCGCCCAATCGCTGGATGGACTGGTGCGACGGTGGAGCGGATTGGCAAAAACCTTGCCAACATTGCTGACAACAGCTACACCAACAGCGGCGTGAACTTTGTCGTATCTGGTGGTGCGGTTAGTCTGACTGGTACATCCACCGGCACCATCAACCGCACTATTGGTACTGTACAGCTACTGGCGGGTGTAACGTATGCTATCAGTGGCACCGAATCCAGTGGCATCGCAGACGCAAACACACTTCGCATTGATCTGCGCGCATCGGGAGGTGGCGTTATCGCGTCTGGAGACAGCTACAACGGTTTTACCTACACTCCGGATGAGGACATTACCGCTCAGATCAACATACGACTGGCCGGTGGCGAGACCATTGACGCCACCATTTATCCACAGGTGGAAGCGGGGGAGAATGCCACAGACTTCGAACCCTACGCGATGACATCCTGGGCCATAAGCTGGTCGAATGAGGCTGGGACTGTGTGTGGAGGAATACTGGATGTTTTGACCGGCGAATTAACTGCGGACTGGGTGCTGCTGGAGACTACATGGGGCGATGGTACTAATGTCAAAATCGGCGATGATGTTACAAATAAGGATTTTACTTTGCCATGTCTATATAGTGGCCTAACACAAGACCAATCGGCAGCAATATGTAATCTTTGCTCTTGGTCTGATAGTCTATATAGGTTTACGACACCTGCTTTTAGACTGGCGATAAAGCAAAGTGGTGTAAGCGTCACCCCTATAGCAACGGTAGCTCTCCCGAATAATACCGCTGACGATCAGGTGGTACAAATCGCCTATATCGTTAAAACGCCAGTAACCTATCAGCTCACTCCTACCGAGGTGCGGACATTGCTGGGCAATAACGTGTTCTCTGCTGATTGCGGTGAAGTGACTGTTTCCTATCATTCCGACCCTGCCTTTCACGAAGAATAATGTTTGCGTGTTGATGACAGCTTTGTAATGCCCCAATCGCTGGTTATAAATACCAGCTACCCAAAGGAGGGGTGTACTGTGGATAGTCGCATAGAAAAAATTCTCAAAGCGATAATCAACGGCGACGATGTGTCTACCGTTGAGCCACCGCAATCTCGAAACGAAGTTCTGCTTCAATTGATCCTTGAAAAGATCAATAATATGGGTGGTGAAATTGACCCTGAAGAAATTGCTTCAGCCGTTAATGACTGGATTGAAAATCACCCCGAAGCCATAACAACAGTAGAAGATGGTGCTATTTCCAGAGCGAAACTGGATGCGGATTTGAAAGAGAAGACCGACAGCGTTACTGACTTATTGAGCCAGATGGAAAATATGTCACAGCCAGATTGGAACCAATCTGATTCATCCGCTGATGATTTTATTAAAAATAAACCTGCTATTCGTCAACAAGCAAATGGTGGCGGCATACTTGAAAATGGTGCGTTGAGCGCAAGAGGAACAGCCTCCCGCGCCGAAGGTGCTGGAACAACTGCTTCTGGAGATTACTCTCATGCAGAGGGTAGTGGGACATCCACTCTCGGGTATTCGTCACATGCAGAAGGTTCAAGCACAACCGCTTCTGGTTATTCAGCGCACGCTGAAGGTGGCGGCACAACTGCTTCTGGACAAACAGCGCACGCCGAAGGTAGTGGTACAAGTGCTCTCGGTGATCATTCCCATGCAGAGGGCGGGGGCACAAAAGCTACTGGTGATTATTCCCATGCAGAAGGAGCGAGTACAAAAGCTACTGGTAATTATTCTCATACAGAAGGCGGTAGCACAGAAGC